TAAACAGATCGACTATTATTTTCATAGTAAATTCTGACTTGTTTTTTCATTTGGAAGTATTTATATAAATTTATGCGGTTTTCTTCCGCTGGATTATGGATTTTGATATACAAAACTATGTTTCTATTCTCCAGGCGTGAAGAGTTAAATATTGAACCGTCATAATTTGCCATTTCAGAAAAATTCAAGCTTGCTTTAGGGGGTTCTAAGCCGTCAATTTTCAAAATATCGTACTTTTTCCAGTCGTCAAATGACAACATTTCACCACGATTATTTTCAACTTTTAGTGTATACAAGACTTAAACCCCCTTTAAATTTAGTAAATTTTTTGACTGTCTGTATATCTCCAGTCTGCTTAATGATTTCGGACTGTTGTTTGTCTGATAAAAATTGTTTACAACGCCCCCTGTGATACGCTGTGTGCCACCGTATGACGTTGGAACAAGTCTATCCGCTAATTTATCGGCTACAATATCAAGCCAGCGTGTGTTGTTTTCAAGCGGCACAACGGCTTCTTTACCGTCTTCGCCGATAACTGCCGTTGTTGCTGCGTTAACGATACCGCCCTTTGCAAGTCGTGGAAGTGATAACTCGCCAATTGTTCCGACGTTAACACCTGGTAAAGCGTTAATCAAACCAATTGCACCGTTAATAAGTCCGATACCGTTGTTTATTGTCCTTTCTATCATTGACAAAACGCCGTTCAAGCCGCTTTTTACCGCTCCGCCTATTGCGTCCGCAAGGCTTGACCCGAGGTTTGAAAACGTGTTTTTAATCGTGTCCCACAAACCCTGGAAAAATGCCCCGAAGCCTGAAAAAACACCTTTAATCGCATTCCACGCCGACTGGAAAATACTTTGAAACCAACCTGAAACGCCACTGAATATATTTTTAATACCGTTCCAAATGCCTGAGAAATACCCTGAAACTGCGTTCCAAACGGCTTTAATCGCATTCCAGGCGGCTGAAAAGAATCCCGATAAAACCGAACTTACAACACTGAAAACAGCCTTAATTCCGTTCCACACGCCTTTGTAATAATTAACAACGCCGTCCCATACCGCCTTGATCGCTGTCCAGGCTGCTTTGAAAAATCCCAGTAATACGGCTTTAACGACTGAAAAGACAGCTTTAATTCCATTCCATAATGTTTTGTAGTAGTTTAAAACAACGTCCCACACAGCTTTTATTGTATCCCAAGCCGTTGAGAAAAAGCCTGTTATTGCTTCCCAAGCTGTACTTGCAACCGCTTTGACATTATCCCACAAGCCTATCCAGAAGTTTCTGAATGCTTCTGACTTGTTCCATAGCACCACAAACGCTGCTACAAGTGCCGCTATTGCAATAGCTACAAGTGCAATTGGATTTGCTGACATTGCAGCATTTAACAGCCACTGTGCAGCCGTCCATAGCTTTGTTGACGCTATTATCGTTTTAAAATTTTGGATAAATCCCACGAGTGCAAGTCCTGCAATTGCCGTTCCCACGGCTGCGAGAAGCGGTGATAATTTTTGCACCCATTCAACGACCGTTTTAAGCGTTGAACCTACTTCAAACACTTTTTGTTTTATCGCTGGTAAATTTTCAGTCACCCACGTCGCCGCCTGATTTAAATAAGGCATAAGTTTTTGAACAATAGGGTCGAGGAGATCAACTTTTAAATTTCTTCCTATACCCTGTAACGCTGCCTGCGGTGTGTCGTACTTAACGGCTGCGAGGTCGTCGGCTTTACCCTTAACGTCGTCAAAACTATCACCCACGCTACTTAAGGATTCAATAAATTTCGTGCCGCCGTCTTCCGCCATAGTACCAAATGCGGTTGCTGCAAGGTTCATTTTATCCTGTTCGTTCGTCGTTTCCTGTATATTTTTGACTATTGCATTAACAACGTCCTGTTGTGTTGCCTTGCCATCCTGCCACGCTTTGAAAACGTTTTGTGTGTCAGTGTTAAAGCTGCCTAATGCGTCCTCAATAGTGCCGTCCGCAAGCCTTGTTGTTACTTCGTTGAGTGAATCGTTGACTTTATCAAGGTTATATGCACCGCCCTGCGAACCGTTCTGCAAGTACTGAAAATATTCTTCTGCACTGAATCCTGCTTCTGCAAATTTTCCAGAATATTCGGCAATATTATCCCCGAGTTCGTCGGAATAATTCAAACCCTGCTGTGCCCCACTTGACATCAAGTCAAAAGCTTCTTCGGAACTTATTCCGAAGTGATTCATCAAGGATTGAACGCCCCTCAACGATTCAGACATATCCATTCCGAAAACGTCTTCAAGCGTCATTGCCTTTTCCGTCATTTTTTGTAGGTTAGTAGGGTCGATTTCACCAGTTACTTCCTTAACTTTTGCCATTTTTTCGGCAACATCTTCAAGCGATTCACCAAAATTATTCTTGTAAACATTTTTTATCGCTGTTTCATAATCGCCCATTGCGTCAGTCGCTGTACCAGTTGCAGCCGCAAACTGTGCATAGGCGTTTGAACTGTCTGTTGCAAGGTCTTTCAAACCGCTTACAACGCCTTTTATACCGTCTGCAAGTAGGCTTGCCAACGCACCTTTTAAAACGGTGAAACCCTCTCCAGAACTTTCGGCAGCATCCCCAGCTTCTTCCAAAGATTTGTCTAAATCGTCAGCAGCTTTTCAGCATCTGATAATTTTGATTTATTATCAGCAAGTTCGCCTGAAAGAGTTTTAATTTCTTTCGCTGTCTGTTTTGCTTCTTTACTTGTTGCACCCTGAGATATAACCAAATCGGCGTATTTACTCTTTAACGCTGCAAGGTCGCTTTGCTGGTCGCTTATAGTTTTGTTTAATGCATCAATAGCACTTTCACTTTGCTTTTCTTCTTGCGTCAAATCTGACAAAGATTTATTGTATTTATCAAGTTCTTTTTCAGTGTTTCCAATAGCTGCCTTTTGCTTATTTATTTTAATAGCAAGCTCTTCCGCACCTTTGGAATTTGCTCCCTGCTGTTGTACGGTCAATGCATACTGTTTTTCAAGGCTTGAAAGCTGTGATTTTTGTGCAGATAAAACACCATTTAACTGTGTTATCTTTGCACTTAAACCGTCGGCGGATTTATTCCAGTTATCCATACCAGCGGTTGCAGCCTTAAACTCTGAATTTGCAAGTCGAACCTGTCTACTTGCTTCCTGGAATGCTGCTTTTAACTCTGATATATCCGCCTTAAATTTGGTGGTTGTTTCTGTGTCTTTTGCCATATGTAAATCACCACTCTTTTAAAACCAATTGTCCGAGGCTCTGCGGCGTTCAACTCGCTTGCCTTTGACTATTTTCGTTCTCTTCTTTTCCAGGCGTTCTTGACGCATTTGTTCACGTCTTACGTCGCTATATAGTAATATTACATCGTGAAACTTTTCACAATTTATCGCAAACGGAGTGAACGCTGGAAACGTTTTACATAAGTTATAATTTATTTGAAATAATAACTCTTGAAAGGACGTGTTTGAACTCTCCACGCCCTCTGTTAGTTTTTTGATTTATTACTCGGTATTGCAAGGGTGTCTGTGATTGAGAATTTAGCAATATCAACAACAACGGGAATAAGTTCCTTAAGCTTGACATTATCCCATTCATCTTCTTCAATGTCAGGAAATACGGTTGATAATACACTTGTTATTTCTTCCCACGCATTAAACACGGTTTTAAGCATTTCAGCGTCGTTTTCAAGTTCTTCAATTTTTAAAAGTGCCATAAGCTTTCTGATCGTGCCAAATGATAAATCATATGTACTTGATTTTGCTGTTTTTATGACTTCTTTTCCTGTCTTATCATATACATTTAATGTTAAATTCATCTTTTTAACCCTCCGATTTTGTTATTTTAAGTTTTTAAGTTTTAAATTTTAAGTTTTAAATTATTTTAAAGTGGGCGACAGTGTGTCGCCCTGCTTTTGCATATGAAAATTACCTTTATGAAATAGTAAACACTGTGGAATAGTTTTCGCTGTTATTCATTCCAGCTTTAACTGCCATTGCATTTACAGTCGTTGTTGTTGATACCTTAAACGGTCTTACATACTGTGTCGCTGGTGCAGAAGGCGATGCTTTTGAACCATTTGTTGTGTACCAAATTGTCGCCCCTGGAGTGTCACAAGTAAGAGTTACATAAAGCTGACCCTCGTATGCTGTAGGCGTTGCACCTGCGGCAGTTGACGGATAAAAATGCACCTGTCCAACTTTCTGTAAACCTGTACCGTTAAGCGTGTCAGGGGTGTTTACAATGTCAAAGAATGTTTCAAAGTCGTCAACTGCACCATATCTTTCGTCGCAAATAAGAGCCTTTGCAGACTTCTTCTTGTTGTTTACTGGGTCACCCTTTTCAAATTCGTAAACAGTTGAAACACCTGTCCAAGTGAGTTCTGTGTTGTTTGTGTCTGTGCCGTCGTCTTCGGTTGCATTTGTTTCATCAGGAATACCAAACTGTCCCTTATATCTCCAAACATAGCGGTATTTGCCGTCTGTACCCTTTGTGCGGTAACCAATAGCATAATATTTGTTACTTCTGTCACCCTCAATAAGTGAGCCTGTTGTCGGGTCGAAAATCTGACCTGTAATTTCTGCATATGTTTCAAGGTCAAGCGGTGCAACTGTAAGTGTGAGTTCATCACTGCCCACGCTATTAATAACAATCATAGGTTTGTTATCATAGTAATGTGATTCGCTTGAATTTTCTGTTGTTCTGCCTATTTCTGCAACTGGTGACAACCACTTAACAACGCCTGTTGTGTAGCCGTCTTTTGTGTCGCTTGTAACCTCTGCATATACAAGGTTATCAACGCCACGAAATTCAAAAATTTCACTTGCTGCCATTTTAAATTTCTCCTTTATAAAATTATTTTAGAAAAATGTTCCACGTGGAACAATTTCTGTAGAACAAAAATTCTGTGAAACAAAAATTATACTGCCATAATGTTCCACGTGGAACAATTTATGCAATTATGACAAATTATAATTTTTGTACAAAACGTTCATTCCTCTTCCGTCGTGTGTAGGTTCATCACTTCCGACGGTGTAACCGTCACCCGAAACTATAAATCCAGCTTTTTTCAAGTCTTTTTTCGCCTGTCTTAAAACGTCATAAACCGCCGCTGCGTCGATACTGTAAAAATTCACATCATAATCGTATATAATAGAATTTTCGTCGTTATCATAGAAGCTGTCACTTTCAGAATCATTGTTCCAAAATGTGAAAAAATTGTCGGGATAAGGTTCATTTTCTGCAAGTGACCCCTGCAAAAAAACTGGATAACCAAAACTTTCTAAAATTTCAATTAATTTATCTTCCACATTATCCCTCCATTTTCTTCTTTATCGCTTCTGCAAATACTTCCTGTTGCAGCCTTGCAACTTCTTTTTTTGTCTTGCTGCCGAATGCGTCATTATATAAATTCTGATCTTTGTGCATACGTGGTGTGCCATACATCAGGAAAATTGACGGTAAACCGCCGTCGTGAATTTTAAAACCCACTTTAATTTCAGCCGTCGAGCCGCTCCAGGTTACTTTTGCATTTCTGTTCAAAGAACGTTCTGTTGCACCTGTTAAACGGTGCTTTTTAATATCTTTTTCAAGCTTTGGTGTTATGTAGTCATACGTTTCCTGTAATGCTTTTTCAGTCGCTTTTTTCAAATCTCCGCCGAGTTTGTCAAGGCGTTCTGCATATTCTTCAAATCCCTTGAAATTCAAGCCGATTTTATTTTTTGCCATTATGCACCGCCCCTTATGCTGCGGATTTTGAATTTTAGCGTCTGACATCGCATATTGATATTTTCAGGCGTGCCGAGTATTTCGTACTCTTTGCCGCTTTCGTCTTTTA